TAAATTATAGTATGGGGGAGAAGTAATTGCCAAATCATACTTTCTTTTAAGCGTAGGCAAAACATTTTCTGCGGTATCGTTATAAAGAGAGACTTGTTCGTTTGATAAATTAAGTTCTCGTTTTATGTTCTCTAAACCGACAAACGTTTTGGAGTACGGTTCAATACCAGTATACGATACTCCATCTATACAAACGGATCCTAACATACGCCCTCCCCAACCAACACATACATCTAAGATATTTGTAGCAGCAAAATACTGAACTATTCTTTTAGTTAATAAGGGTCTATATATTGTAACTTTGGATGTTCCAGCTACAAATCCGACTTGTCTAATTATTTCACTAACATATGGGGTAGAATGGGATTTACGATTAACTATAATTACCTTTTTTATAATTTCAGCATTCCATAATCCACTAATATGTTTCCCCTTATAATTTTTAACATCATATATATGAGGCATAACTCTTTTAATAATATTCATACCAACAACCGAAGTAGAACTTATATAATTTTTATCTATTAGTTTATTTTTTAAATTGGTCCAATCTTTCGGGCTATTAGTCAAATTATTATTATAATCAGATAATAATTGTTTAAATGTATACTGTTCCAGTGCATGACAAAACTCAGGAAGAAATAATTCAAACTGTTCGTCCGACATTTCTCGTAAAATATTGCGTTTGTTTAAGTACTCGTATATATCCATACTAAATATTGTATTAATATATATTTAATCAATTTTATGATTAATATTTTATACTCATATCCTTATTAATATCCCTTCTAATACTTACAAAGACAATCCTATTTTAGAAAACATCACCTTTAGAGCAGTGAAATGCATACATGATGTATTTGAATTTGCCTTTATATAATATTAACGGGTTACCAATAATATTATATTATGAACGCTATATGGGTATTTCCAGATCGCAACGATAAACAATTTATTCATTTTAAACAAGTAGAATTATGTAATGCGTTTAAAAGATGGTACTCCGGTAGCATCGGACATACATGTTGTGATGGACTAAGTTGTCTATTAAAAAATATCACTGATAGTAAACGTATAGAAGAAATACAAACCGAGTTCTTATCGAGCCTTTCAAAAAAATTGAAATGCTTTTGAACTTATAAAGGATCTGTACCCGTAGGTTACATCAAAGCATAAACGATATAACCAACCCAGAAAACAAGAACACACACGAGATACACGAGATACCCCCAGCGAGAAACTGACATGACTTACTTTCCAAGTAATTGCTTTAGTTTAATCAAGGAGTTTGCGGACATTAGTGAAGCCAGATACCATCATAATAAACTAGCGAAGATGGTGAAAGCTCATGTAGCATTCTGTTACGAAAAATATAATAGACGTAATGAATGCTTTCCCCTAGTTTACAAAATGCAATTTTTAGAAGAAATTGCTGAAGATCATAGAAATAGAATAGTAAGTTATACCTCCGCCGGTTACTCTAATGGAGGACGAGAGTTATTAATAAGTTCATACGATGAAGTGTTAGATGAGCTAGACGAGCACCTCCACACTCTGATATGGTTCTTACATCTGTAGATTAAGTACTAGGATAAAAGAAATCTCCGCTATACAGGTTTTTTCTTTCTAGCGTATATGAAGGAAGGATTTATCACAAACGGGTAAAATTGAAATCATTTAGTGGTAGTACAGTAACTACACCCCCCCTAACATTTCCACCAGAAACAAAAAACAACCCTACAAAACCAATGACTTACCTACCAGAACTATGCTTTGAACTAATTAAAGATTTTGCAGGTATTAATGGTGCGGCGTTCCACCATAAAAAAATAGCTAATATGATGAACCATTATATAGATCATTTTAAAGAGGCCTCCGACGCAGGCGAAATAATTCCACTAGTGTATGAAATCCTCTTTAGGGAAGAAGAGTTAATACGCATCAGGAGAAATGAAGGGTTGCGATGGCTTCGACACGACCCTCCAACCCAAAGCCTATATGCTAATGATTTATATCAGACCATTATTAATTATAGGTTTTCAAATCATTGGAATAATTATGAAATGTATAATTCAATGGTATATGATAACCCACCAGCATCAATGGTCTGGTTGAAACTTACTACCAAGCCATCTCCTCCGTGTGACACTGAGGGAGTATCGATGGACACCTCATCCCGGAATTCCTGCTACCATGTCAAGGTTAAGGATCTAAAACAGTTCTGTATAGTAAATAAATTACCAAAAAAACAATACTCCGCTTTACCAAAACGCGATCTAATATCCTTTATCCTAAAATATGACTTTGATAATTAGGGGTACGTACCAACTCAATATATGCACTATTCTAGATATTTTTTATTTTCCTTGTTCTACTAAATATACTCCTTTGGATCCTCCATTGACCACAAACCCCGCGTCCTTATACGTTATTTCACAACTTTTAATATTATTAATTGCGGTAATTGTCCCAAAATACCATTGACCCTCTATATCCTTATTAAGTTGGTAGAAACACTTAATACTACTACCAACATACGCATTACCATTCTCTACGCGAATAACTGGGTCACATGGAATAATAACAGCTGCCACTGGCATAATATTCGTCCCATATACCGGCACAGCAGTGGGAATTGCATTAGATTTTTTAGCCCTTTTATATCCTAGACAGTTAAACATCTTTATCATTTATTCATTATCCATTTTATTTCAATTATAAAATAAAATTGATTATTTTAACGTATACAACGTATCAGTTAATGTCTACATCCGATACAGGTCTGAGGATAGTGTCATGGCTATTTCATAACGAGTCTATAGACTCATCCCTTTGCAAGGAAACAGCAGACCTTTTGTTTCAAGAACTAAAGCGTCACTTTAAACAAAAGACATTAACCAGAGTCCTATACATCGGAACCAGCCGTAAATCGTTGGATGCTATACTAACAGCAACAAACCTAAATAGAATAGAATATGATATACACGTTGATGGCTGCCCACGCGTATATCATAGTATTCTAAAGCATTTGAATACTAAGACAGAAATAGTGTACGTGTTCAATTCCAACCCAACACGTAAAAGAATAATAGAAAATATACTGCATTGTCAATCGTCTAAACAATTTATTCAAGGGTTTACCTGCGTATAAATCAGACATTTAACACAACTCCCTATGCTTTAATTTATGTAGCATTGCTTTAAATTTAGTAGTAGTAGTATAAGACTTATGATCTATTATTATATTCGTCCATTTTTCTACTCGCCTTAATTCGTCTATATTTCTTGGCGTGTCTACCCATTTACTTAATAAGGTATCTACTTGTTTTACAGTCCATTCTTCATCCAAGTCTAATTCTCGGTCTTTTATTATTGCTAAAATTACTTTCCATCCATCCTTTTCATATTTATCGGCGGATACAATAAGTGAATGTTTTCTTGTTTTGCCAAACATGCCTTTGCCCTTTCTGCTAGATTTTACCATTATATTATAATGATATTATAATTTTCTCAATAATGATATTATAATTTTCTCTAATCTACTTCGTCAATAGTTGGTTCAGTTCCAGGCATTCCTCCAGGCATTCCTCCAGGCATTCCTCCAGGCATTCCTCCTCCAGGATTACACGCACCTCCTGCGCATGGCGAAGCCTTTGCCATTAATGGCATCAACACCTCCTGAATTTCCTTTAGTTTTTTCTCATATACTTCCGATTCATCTACATTCGGATTATTATCTAACCAATCTAATCCTTCCTGAACGTTAGTTTCAACGACCTCGCTATCATCCCCTAACTTTGTCTTCATTTCATCATTTAGAGAATTCTTTACCGAATAGAGATAATTCTCTATCCCATTTTTTGCCTCCACTAGTTTCTTCTTCTTTTCATCCTCATCCTTATATTCAGCTGCATCTGAAACCATTTTCTCAATATCATCCTTACTTAGCCGGTTGCTGTCATTCGTAATCGTAATATTATGCTTATTTCCTCCACTTTTCTCTACCGCTTCAACCTTTAAAATACCATTAGCATCTAAATCATAAGTAATCTCAATCTGTGGCACCCCCCTAGGCATTGGCGGAATACCCGTTAAATCAAAGGTTCCTAACTTATTATTATCCTTCACAAAGGACCTCTCTCCCTCAAAAATGTTAATCGTCACCGCCGGCTGATTATCCGCATACGTCGAAAAGGTCTGGGTTTTCTTTGTAGGAATCGTTGTATTTCTAGGAATTAATGTAGTCATTACCTCTCCAGCAGTCTCAATCCCCAACGATAACGGCGCAACATCCAATAGTAGCAGCGAATCGGTTAATTCTGAAGTCTCTCCATTAAGAATAGATGCCTGAACCGCCGCACCATACGCAACCGCTTCATCTGGATTAATAGAACGATTTAATTGCTTACCATTAAACATCTCCGATAACATAGCCTGAATCTTAGGAATACGCGTAGAACCACCAACTAACACTACTTCATGAATAGACCCCTTAGAAACACTCGCATCTCTAAGCACCTTTTCAACCGGAGCAAGGCATTTCCTAAATAAATAATCACACTCATTCTCAAACTTGGCGCGCGATAGCGTATACATGAAATCAATACCTTCATGTAAACTATCGACCTCAATATTCGCTACCGTAGTGGCGGATAAGGTTCTCTTCGCTCTCTCACATACCGTCTTTAATCTTCTAATTGCTCTCGTATTTTCACGCAACTTAATTCCACGGTTCTTCTTCTCAAACTCACTAATACACATTTGTAAAATAACATTATCAAAATCCTCTCCCCCTAAATGCGTATCTCCTGCCGTAGATTTGACCTCGAAAATACCATCCTCAATCGTTAATAACGATACATCAAAGGTACCTCCTCCTAAATCAAAAATCAATACATTCTGCTCGGTCTTGAGGTTTTTCTCTAGACCATACGCAATAGCCGCAGCAGTAGGCTCATTGATAATTCGGAGAATTTCTAGCCCAGCAATTGCTCCCGCATCTTTAGTCGCCTGTCTCTGCGCATCATTGAAATAGGCTGGCACCGTGACTACCGCTTTTGTCACTGTTTTACCTAAATAGGCCTCAGCAATCTCTTTTAAATGAACGAGTAACATAGACGAAATCTCTTCCGCCGCAAACTGCTTTTCCTCACCTTTGTAATTAGCTACAATCATCGGCTTATCCTGATCATTACTAACTACTTTGAACGGCCACAATTCCATATCTTGCTGGACCATCTTATCCGAGAAGTTACGCCCGATTAAACGTTTAGCATCATACACCGTGTTTTCGGGGTTTCTCGCGCTCATATTTTTTGCGGCATCACCTACTAATCTCTCTGACTCTGAAAATGCAACAAAAGAAGGAGTGGTTCGTTGGCCTTGGTCATTTGCTATAATTTCTACCGTATTATTAGCAACTACTCCTACACAACAATAGGTTGTACCTAAATCAATTCCAATACACGCCATAATAATAAATAGTTTGTTTGTATATTTAAGTTAATTTATATTATATATATATATTAGAAATGTCCGTGGATTTCAATTTAGCAACTACCGTGCATTTTATTACGATATTGTCGCCTTTTTTTTTAGCATTTTTCATGTTATTAATTTCATTATTTAATAAAAATGTAAAAGGATTTATCTATTTAGGTGGCGTATTGTTGTGCAGTTTTATTTGGAAATTTTTTAACGGTTTATTCACTAATCATCTTGATTCTCATATATCCAAGTCACCCATATGTTCTTTAATGCCTTTCATATCAGGATATGTCTCTTATAATAGTTATTTTATTTGTTTTACCATGATATATATTTTTATGCCAATGTTTATAACTAACCAAACCAATTGGGGGCTTGTTATATTTTTCGTTTCGTTATTTATTTCAGACGCTTATTATAGCGTCTTATCTGGATGTTATAAAGATGGTTGGGGACCTGCGATTGGAGCCATTATAGGAATTATATGCGGTATAATGTGGTTTGAGTTATTTTATCAAACCAAATTATCAGAATTATTATATTTTAACGATTTAACCAGCAATAATGAAAGTTGTTCCCGCCCTCAAAAACAGAATTTCAAATGCTCGGTTTTTAAAGATGGGAAACTAGTGGGGACTATGTAAAATGTTTGCGATGGACCGATAATAATTTAACAACCGCATTTTTAGTTCTTGCTATATTTTGTTTATCTATCAATACTTGTAAATCATGATTCATTATAACAAAATGTTTACTCCATATGGCAACAACCTCGTTTAAATGATATGTTTTATATTTTTCTAGATTAGAATATGGATATACCGGTTTGTTGAGTTTTTTATTAACTATATTATGTAATTCCCATACCCAGGTTTTTAAGTGAGGTTTAGTAGTTAATAAATGATATTTGTTATAACTTGCTAATAATTTACTAGAATGTTCTCTACACATCGGACACGGTAGGGTTTTACATATACTGGTAATAATATGTATAAGTATATGTTTAATATAGGGGACACTATCTTCATTTGTTTTTTCTATTAAAACATGGAAAAAAGTCCAGGTTAATGGACCCCATAATTGATTATTCATAATATATATATATATAGAAAAATATATTAAGTTTAACTATGACAAACTTATTTGCTGAACTATTAGAAAAAGCAATGAAAGATAATAATAAAACATACAATAACACATGTCTTATATCGAGAGAACCCCTAACAGATACACGCGTATGTTTACCCTGTAATCATAAATATAATTATTATCCTATATATAGAGAATTAATTAATCAACGTAAAACCTTTCGCCCTAAACGTCCCAGAATACAGTGTCCGTATTGTAGAATAAATCATCAATACGTATTGCCTTATATTCCGATGGAAGGCGTAAATACTATTAGATGGGTCAATAGTCCTGCACAGTTTCAACTACTACCTAATAAATGTACCTATGTATTCAAGAATAATACTAACAAAGTATGCAATAAACAGTGCATGAATGGTATGTGTCTACAACATACTAAAATTAGTGCTAATTCTAATATATCACATGAATCTCTCGCGTCTATTACATGTGACACAAATATGCATTTATATACGCTACCAAAGTTGCGCGCGCTAGCCAAGTATAAAAAACTTAAATGTTATGCTAAATTAAAAAAACCTGAATTGATAGCCTTATTACAACAATCCATAAGTTAATATTAAACAAATATATATATCTTTATTTAATATGGAAACCAAAGAAGAATTAGTTACACATATTAAATCTTGGATTGCGTTAGAAGACGAACTCAAAACCTTACAACGAGAAATAAAGATTCGTCGAGCAAAAAAGAAAGAACTAAATAATCAACTAATTAATGTTATGAGTAATAATGAAATAGATTGCTTTAATATAAATAATGGTAGACTAATACATTCTAAACAAAAATCTAAAGAAACAATAACCAAGAAATTTTTATTAAAAGCATTATCAACCTATATTGATAATGATGAAGAAGTGAAAGATATAACAAAACATATATTAGATACGAGAGAAACAAAAGAAAAAGATATAATTCGTATAAAACTAAATAAAACCTGATCTAAGTATATATAATGGCTACAACGGATAAAATAACCTATTTAGACGCGATTAATAACCGTCCATTACCCCATATACCGACAAATACTTTAGTAAATTTATGCATTTACAGCATATATGATAGTAATGAACCGTATGTATTATATTTATTACATAAATTAGAAAATAAATTATATTGGCCTTATTATACGAAAAATATACTTACTTATTCGGAATATTTAAAGAAACTCAATATTCAGATATATAAGTATCAAGGTTACCTTGAGAGATCGGGCGAAATATATATCTATATTAAACTAGAAAATAATTTTCAATATAATAAGGAATATCATAAAAATGTAAATTGGTTTGTTTCTATAAATGAGATACTATTCCCACGAACTAGTTGGATATATCCGATAGATTTTAGCGTAACTAGTTTATTTATAACAAATCCGATATCTATTTATGTATATAAGAATGACTCAAGAGTAGATATTCCGGAGGTAGCATATTATAAGATGGAGAATAATAACACAGAATATAATACATATATAGGTTTAGAAAACAATACCTCAAAGGGTATTTCTGTTTATAATTATGATTCGTATGACAAAGGCATATATATTAGAGTAATTATATTTTTGTATAAATATATTGTTCAGGATAGTCCGAGAGATATGATAACCCATAAAAGACGAGTAATAGATATTGATAAAGATAATTATGAAATTTTATCTCGCAATGTTATATAAATGATAGTAGTTGCGGTATCGGCTTTAGTTACTATATTTGCCATGTATGTATTAGTATATTACGGTGTTCAAAATGAACAATATGCCTTAATATTAAGATGGTTTCAGTGGTGGACAATAATATTAGTAGTCTTTATCGTAATTTTACATAAAAAGAATGAACTAGTGTTTTAATATAAATAAAAATTGAATAATATACTAGTATAATATTCTCTCGTATGTCATTTAAATCAGAAGTATTAGAGAAATTAACACATATTCAGACAATTAATAAGGATGAATCACTTATAGAAGATTTGAAAATATTGGAGAATTATATTAAATTATTAAATAGTAATACAACCGATAAAAAACCACGAACCAAAAATAGTATCGATCCATGTACACAGTGCAAGGCCCTGCGGGCGGATGGTGCGCGATGTTCGCGGAAGAAGAAGGATAATGAATATTGTGGTACACATATTAAGGGTAGGCCTCATGGAGAATTTAATAATATAGAACCCGAACAGCATAAAATGATACAGGTGTTTAGTGTGGACATTAATGGTATAGTATATTGGATTGATGATAAATTCAATGTATACGATACAATAGCAATCATGGAGAATAAACCTAATCCTGAAATTATTAATACGTGCGAAAAGATTATAGAAGGAACGTCGTTTAAATATAGATTAAAAAATTGAATTATATTTACTGGATTAAAACTAGTAACTATGTTTGCAACTATTGCCTCAACTTTTGTAGACGAATTAAGAAATAGAAATACCTTACGCGTTATAGTGCCAGATAGTTCAGATGAGGAACATGAAGAGGTACCCGTCATACAAAAGAGACGACGAGGCCGACCAAAGATAAAAGAAATAAAAGAGTCAACGGTAGATTTAATAGAAGAGATAGATTTGGTGGTGCAGGAGGAGAGGATAGAAGGAGAGGTATATA